AAATAAACATCTTGTGGCAACGGAAACAATTTATCGGGTGTAATCATTTGCCCACGCTTTTCGCAATTGACATTAAATATCATTGATGCCAAATATCGTGTACGTTCCCAATCTAAGTTTAATTTAATTGTATGTGATTCACCTAATAATTGATTTTCGGTCCATGTGTTTGACCAAAATTCATTTGGATTTATGCCAACCTGACCTATGTAGTAATCAATAATATTATCCCAGGTTAGTTGGCTTTGGGCTTTCCCACTTTTGTGGTTTTCGTAACCTTTCGGTTTATACCCATATTTAGATCATTACCTAAAATCCTTGATTCCATCATTGAACTAATAATGTCGGATAATTGGTCGGGGTTTAGATCCTCGAGCCACATTCCAACTTTGAACTCATTGTAATCAATTTCATTCCCTTGCTCTTGATCGTTCGCTAATAAACCCGAATAAACCAATGCACGAATACCCGTTAGTGATATACCATCTTTAAATACATCACCAATCTTTTCTATTGTAATACCTAAATTATCGGTGAAATTTGCCCAAAAATTCATTGAAAAATGCATAGTGCGATTTTTACCGCCTATGTTTAAGGTATAATAACCTCGTTTCTTGTTTGCCATATATATAATTTAAAGACACCTAGTTCCTCAATCTAGGTGTCTAATTTACTATTAGTTAGTACCTTTTGATATTGTACCAGTAATTGTTATTGATCCACTATATGAAACCGGTGATTCCATCTCAGCTGACATCTCTAAACTTGAAAAGAACCCTTCACCAGTATAAATAGCATCCCCCGTTTCGGCTGTTCCGAACTTGAAATCTATTTTGGTCCTAGCCAAAAGAAAATCACCAACCTCAACGGCATTATTAGCATCATCATAGGCAACTAAACCATCAAAAGATATTTCACCGGATCTTACCCCTGCGATAACCTCCTGAAAACCACCGCTTGATTTTGTGGTTGCCTCCGGTAAGTCATTTGATAATGATAATGTACACGATGTTGTATGCCCTATTGTAACATACGAACCACCCGCACTGTTAGATCTTGTTTGTAATAATAAATTAGTTCCATTGAACACTCCGACTGTAGCCATTTATTTAAATTTTTATTAGTTAAATTTTATTCAAATATACAAAATAATATTTTTATGCTGCCTCCCAATTATAGTCCGCATTTTGCCACTCATCAAAATTAGTATTCCAAACCTCACCGGTCCTTTCATCAATAAGAATCAATGATGTTAGTGTTATTGATAAATTAAATGTCGTAGCTTGTTCAAACCCCGCCTCCTCCTCAACATTTTGCACAAATCCATCGCCAACTAAAACTAAACCATCACCAAAACCCTCAATATCTTGGCTAAAATAAAACTTTGCTTGTGTCTTTAATAACACCATCTCGGCAAAATCCTCAAAGGTTACCGAATCACTATAATCGGTTAATCCCTCAACCTCAATATTACCGGATCTCACACCCGCTATAACCTCTTTAAATCCCTGGGAACTCTTAGTCGTTGATTCCGGTAAATCGCAATCAAGTGTAATTTTAGCGTTTGTTGAGTGACCAATTGGATCATCACCTTTATAAATCAAAAAACTAGATCCATTTATAGTACCCATAATTTATTTATTCACTAATATTTTCATCAATAGGTTTATACTCACCCGATGGTAAATCAATTGAGATTTTGCCGTATTTTTTTTCCAATCCAGTTTTTAATTCACTTTGTTCTTTATTAAGATCCTCGGATTGTAGTATTAACGATTTTAACGCCTTTCTAGCGTTCATCTTTTGAAAATAATATAAACCCAATGAATTTATAAGATTGTTGATTTTACTTTGATTTTCCTGTAAATCCTTAATTTCTTGTTCCTCTAATTTGCTCATAATTTAAATTTAATATTAAATAACAAAATTAATTATATAATTTTAAAACACAAAATTAATCCCACTTTGGTATTAATGTTTCATCAACTGGGTTTTTCTTTAATTCAATTTGATTATCTAAACTTTTTTTTAATGATTCAACATCTATTCCTGCCTCTAGCCATCCAATAACATCTGACTTTTTTAAATCAGCGTATTCAATAAAGGGGTCGCCCTCTTTATATTGTACACCTAGAGTTCCAATGCTACTAGCTTGAATTGCAGGTGATGAGTCATCACTAGCTAAAAAAGACCAATGAACTGTAAAAATTACATTGTCTTTGTCATCCTCTTTTATTTTAGCGTTTAAAGCGTTAATTCGCCAATCGTATGTATTTGCCATAATTATTTATTTATTTGTGTTTTTAAAGTTTCTATTTCTGCTTTTAGTTCTTTTATTATTTATCCACAATATAAAACACAAGGCACAAGTTTAACCCCTATGTCTGAATTTCCTATTGTTACTTTACCAATTGTTTTACTTCTTATAATATCGTCATCTTGTACTTTTGCAGTGCCATCTCCATTAGATTGAAGTAAGTCACCACCTTTACAACTACCTGTTACTAAAACAGAGCCAATACCTACAGATGCGATTTGGGGTTTATTATTTTCTTCTGAATATCTTTGTAATACACCATAAACTCTTTTGTCTCCAATAGAATCTGATATTTTAATTTTAGCGTGGTCTTTTATATCTTCTGTCTCCCCATCTACAACTTTTGTATCTAATTCATCTATAGTTGATACAACAGTTCCTATTGCAACATTATTATTAATACCGGAAGATTCGTGACAACCTGCAAAGCCATTATAAGAAACTGTCCCTCCAGAAACACTAATAGTTCCAGATTCAACACTATCATTATAAAACCTCATTAAATTACCATCACTACCTTTTCTGTTTACATTAATTGCCTCTCCCCCTGTACAAGTAAAATTAGATTGACCAAAACGTTTAAATTCAATTCCATCAACACTAATTCCTGCTGAAGTTTTATCTATTAAAACAGACCCCCCAGATGTTATAACCATTTTATTTGTAGTACCTGCTCCATCTCTAAAGTATTGATTATCACCATCAAAATAATTATTAGACGTTGAATTATAACCAATCCTTAAACCTGCTAATATAGTTGCTGCAGGTTTTAGCTCTACTCTAAATTGAGAATCTGCTCCTAATGTTCCTCCAATTGCTACATTTCCATTATTTAATAAAGTCATTTTAGTACTTACTGTGGCAACTGCACCTGCTGTTCCTGCTCCTGCAGTTCCAAATACCATATTTCCATCTTCAATACTAAATCTACCTGCTAAACCATCCATTACATATCTAAAAGCAGTTCCAGTATCAAGATATAAATTAGCAGCCATAGTTGCTCTGTCATCATTTGCATTACCTAGTAAAGTCATACCTTTACCAAGTTGTATTACATTTACAACATTAGAATTAACATTTGGCGTTATTCCGATTCCAACTTCTCCTGCTGCTGTTATCCTTATTCTTTCTGTATCATTGGTGTCAAACCTTAAAGGGTGATTTGTTACTGTAGCAATAACATTTATTCCGTTTTGTGATTGTAAAAATAAACTTGTATTACCAGTAGAATCTCGCAATCTTAAATCAGTAGACCCTGTAGCATCTTGTATATCTAAATTTGTGGCAGGAGAAGTTAGTCCGATACCAACATTTCCTGCAAAGGTTGAACCACTACTAGAAATTGTTACAAAATCAGTAGAAGAACCAAACGCTTGAATCTTTGTAGTAGCACTTTTTATAATAGCTGTAGAATTACTTCTTAGTATTAAATCACCTAAACCACTATCAGATACAAAAGAATTAGCACCATCGTGAAATATTTGTAAATCATTACCACTCCCAAAAAGTATGCTTCCTACTTCACTCGAAGATTTATCTACTAATGTTATATTACCTTCAACAATAACATCATCTGTAGTAGTCAATGCGCCTGTTACAGTTGCTCCTGCAATTGTAGTTTCAAACTTTTTTGCAGCTGCTGTAAATAGTTCAACGCCTTGAACACCATTAGTTCCAAACTCAGCATGGTTAGGTATTGATACACCATTGTTTACTTCTAATGACATACCGAGAGTTGATATTATTTTTAATTTATTTGATTCAAATTTTAAACTTGCATTATTATCAAAATCAATTTTATCGTTTGTTGAAATTTTTATATCAGTTCCACCTGTTGTATTTCCAATTGCTAAAATCTCGCTCAATGTATCAGCCGTATCAATTTGAGTATCGACATAATCTTTAACTGCTGCACTAGTTGGAATGGTTGTATCATTATTGTTTGCGGCAATGGTATCGGCGGCATCAACAAATTTTGTAATTGTTATACCCTCACCCGTATCGGTTAAGCCATCGAAAGCTAAATTACCAGTTACGGTAACTCCTGTGTTAGTTGTAATTAATTTATTAGAATTATCAAAATTAAGTTTTACAGATTGATCCGTTACTGTAAACAACTCATTCGCTGCTCCATTTACTGCATATACACCATAAACCCTAAAACCACCACTAGACCTGTCATCAAAGAAAATTGTAATGCCATCACCACTATCACCATCTTTTATATATGGTCCAAAGGTTATATCGGATGTGTCACCTAAAAATATAGCTTGTTCAAATCTTACATTTTCCGATGAATCAATTGTTATTGCGGTTGAGGTGGCGTTGTCATCAATCCCTAAACTTGTAATGTTACCACTAAACGTACCATTAACGGCATTTATATTCCCGGTAAATAATCCATTACCACTAATATGTAACGCCTCACTGGGTGTAACACCAACACCTAACTTACTACCAGTGCTTATAAATATACCGGTATCGTTGCCTAAGCCATCGGATAATTGTTTTGCAATAGCGGTTAAATTAGAATTATCACTAACCTTAATTATTGATCCAAATGTATTTTTTATTTTTTTACCCGTATAGCTAGTACCCATGAATTAATTTTTATACAAATTTAACGATTTTGTTTATCTCTTTATTCCCTGCCCTCGATATTTCTTTTTATATCCGTTTTGACCTCGTGATGCATTTTTGGAATGAACCCCAGGTCTTTTTTTCTTTGGCTTAGAAATATAATTATCTATTATTTTTTTTGCCATTATTTTTTTATTTTTTCAATTGATCGCCCACCAAAGTATGCACCGATTACCGTTATTAAAACCAATTGTAATAAATCGGTCCATTTTTCCTCAACCTGGAATTTAATACTACCGGAATCAATAAAAACTAAAAGAATGGTTGATATAATTAAAAATAATAAAACAATTGGTCGTACCGATTTTGTTAATGTATTGCCATGCTCTAAATCGGCTTTCCATCTTTCGGTTACATTCTTTTGCATATTTGCCTCGGCATCAATAAAAACCCTTGTCATCTCATTTTCTAATTTAGCTTTTTCCTCTTTGCTAAATGTATGTTTGTCAATAATATTACTAATTGAGTTTGCGATTCCACCACCGGCACTACCGAATAGTTTTGATAAAATATTTTTCATATAGTAATTTTAAAATAATTAATGTTATAATAATTGTTATTAAATTAATGTGGCTTTCACCACATAAACCCAATAAATGTTTAAGTGTTTCCATGTTTTAATTGTTAAATATTAATGGCAATATTGTTACGGTAAAAGCCAAACCGATAATAAACAAATACGACAATATATCTAAATATTTATTCATTTTGGTAAAATCTAAAATGTAATCCAAAGAGTATCAAATAAATATTTAGTTCACTAAATTTATTTTGTTCATCCCATGGATAGAAAGCAAACCCAATTAAAACACCTCTATTTAATGTCTCCATAAAACCAAAACTCATAACTTAATTTATTTATATACTTTTTGTTCAATATTCTCTAATCTTCTATTTTGTTGCTTTTCAATATTTTCAATTTTGTTTTCTAAAAATTCAATTCTTTGTTCCACCTTAGATATATCCTGTGCCGGGGGTAATTTCTTAGCATCCTCAATGTCACTTTGTAAGGTTGTATAAGTAAATATTAATGATGAAATACCACCAATTAATAATACTAATGTTTTTAGATCTAAATTTAAATCCGGTTTCCCATCACTATCAATATCAATTCCAACCTTTTTATCCTCAATACTCATTTTTATATTTTTAACTATTTGTTATATCTATGTATTTAGTTTTTCCTTTATCCCTAACCGCTTTTAATATTCTATTTCTATTTACCGAATCGCTAACAAATGATATATGAATCCAATCTGGGTTTGTACTGTCGCCAAATTCCCAAATCATCTGGTCAAAATTTAAATTTTCTTTTATATAATAAAACATTTCGGCGTTTGTTTTATGCCCATATATATCATCAATATCCATCGCCTGACCTTGACAATGTTGAGATGTTTGTTTTCCGTTCTTTGATGCACCACCTAACGCCTTATTAAGTGCCTCTGACCTATAAAAACTGTTTATCTTAATAGGACCACCAACCCATTTTCTAAGTGGCTCAAAAAGGTTTATTGCTAATGATTTCATATTAGATAATATATTGCCATCCGGTGTATTTGCAATACCTAATCTTATGGCGGTTACGCTTTTCGTTGCCTCTTTTTCCGATATATGTTCACTAATCATAATTTATTAATTTGTTGACCTACGCCTTATTTGTGTATTTTCTAATAATATTACATTAATACGATTTTGTATTTCATCCGGTGTTGCCGTTATCACAAAACTCAATCCGGCTTTCCATTGACCTCTAGGTTTACCGTTTTGGTCAAGCAAAATAATTGTTGGAACGGATTTAATTTGTGATTTTATTTGTTGTGATTGATCCTCTAAATACGCCATTTGTATTTTAGCACCTTTTATACCCCTCAGGTTATAATTGTTGCTCTCATTCCATTTGGCGTTTATATGTAATAATGTTAAATCTTGTGCGTTAGATTGTACAAAGACAAACAACACAAAAAGGACAAATATTATTTTTTTCATCTTCTTTTGTTTTCATATATTTTTTCAGAATTTTTTTTAATAGCTTCTTTATTCTCCTCAATATCCTCTTTCATATTTTCCGTTAATTTGTCAATTTGAACAATGTTAGAACGTATTAATTCATCCTTAAATTTAAACTCCATTTTTTGGACAAACTCATCCCCACTAAAATTATCAATTTTATTTTGCAAATCATTGATGTCACCTTGTAATGTAAACCACATACTGGCAAGTGATATTGTACCACCAATGATTAACCCAATGGTTTTTAAATCTAATTGCACATTTGTATCCTCACTTATTTTTGTTGCCATTTATTTTATCTTTTTTATTTTTTTTATTGTATAAATTATTGTGACTAATAATAAAACTATTCTTAAAGTGACCTCAATATTTGTCATTGAAATTCCTAATGCTATCGTGTTAAATAAATATATTTTCATGTCTTGAAATACCATTGTTAATTTGTTTGTTCAACTTTATTTGATAATTCTAATACCGCCCGAAAATATGTATGATCGCTTAAATCATCTTGTAAATATGTAACGCCACTATTTGATACCGAATAACAATTGAAATTATTGCCACTTAGATCAAAGGCACTTTGGTTTTTTGTAACCAATAAAAACATTATACTATTCATTATATTATTAGCTTCTAAATCACCACCAACATCGCCTAAGAATCTTGTAATCACCTCAACCCTTGTTATACATTCAACATTATATCTTGTTTGGTTATCATCAATTTGATTGGTTGAAACACCATAAACCCTAACGTGAGGAAAAGTTGCATTTGATGGCACACGATTATAGAATGGTATATTTTGACCATCATGTTGTACTTGACCACTACAAGTATCAATAATTTTTTTTCTAATATATTTTATTGGATCTCGCATTATTTACTTATACTTTTTAAATCTTGTTCAATTTTCTTTAACATTTTAAATAAACCAATTCTAACGGCAGGAAAAAAAAACGGTTGTGGGTTTATATTTACTTTTCGTTTACCACTCCCTTTATATAATCTTTTAATTTCACTTGGTGGTATTCCTAATTTTTTAGCATCAGTTACATCAACTTTTGTACCCGTTCCAAACTCTTGATATGGTGCATACATTGCGGTTGCAAATATTTCAGCTGAATTGCCTCTAGCTTCTGATCCAATAGATCTCATCAAATCACCATTATCCTTTGGTGCTTTGGATGCGGCTAAACTTACAATTTCACTGGCGGTTCTACCAATATTTTTACTTAACTCAATTGTTGATTCCTTTTTTAATAAAGCAATCTTTTTTCTAAGTTTTGCCAAATCCGTTTCACTAATTTTTATATCAATTGAACTCATGCACCAATTTTTTCTGCGATTATTGTTGTGTAATTTTTATAATCCGATTCAAATATGTCATTGATTCTATAATCACCCGTTTCATTTTCAACTTGGAAAAACCAATTGGTTGATGCACCGGTGTTAATACTATCAATTGTTGCGGTACGGCATATTAATTGAACATTAGTTTTTGTTTGCCTTTGACCATTTTCACTTGACCTATCCCCTTTTATTTGTTTGTAGTTTGCCCATATTGTTGAATATGTTGTGTCACCATCCTGAAACCCACCAAAACCATCACTCGCCTTTGATAATTGTTTTATTACAATTCGTGTATTTAATTTACCTGGATTCATAAAAACATAGCTTTATATGAATTTAAAATATCTCTTGTATCGGTTGGTATATCCGATGTAATTGATCCGGTTATAAAATCACCCCTATTCTCATAAAATGTTGATGCTAATTGTAATATAGCTTGTTGTAATAATGAATCATCTAAACCGCTAGTAATATAAACAACGGTGACTTTTTGGGCATATCCGTTATCGAGTTCAATAGTTTCTTTGTCAAGTCCAATGTTAGTGTGTGTTAAAGCAACACCATCGGCATGAATAGATGATATTGATGCAACCGGTCCAAAAGGTAAATCAAATATCCCATTTGTTTCATCTAAATAATAGGATCTATTTTTTGCCACAATATCTCTTGATATATAATTCTCACACCATATTCTAGCTTGTGTTATTTGTTTAGCAATTATAGTATCATCGGAACTTGTGTCAATCTTTGCATAAAGTTTTAAATCCGCAGCACTTACGATTTCCGAACCGGTGGTTGAATTTATTTTAACTTGCCTCATTTTTAGTTTCTTTGTTTTTATGTTTCATCTCTTTTGTTTCTTTTTTTGGTTTCGCCTCTTTTTTATCTACACTATCCGCCCAACCTTTTTTAACAAAAGAATCGAATTGAATTTGGTTAACCTCAATTATATCGCCCTTTTCATGTCTTATACCATCCTTTAAAATTGATATTTTTAATTTAATTTTCATAATACATATTTTATGTAAAGATAAAAAAAAAGTGCCACTACGTTTTTAGATAGTGACACCTTAAATTTATTTATGAAATCAATGCAAAGTTATTAAAATTTTTTTTAAACATTCCGTTTTTGCGGATCCTCAATGATTTTTGCCCATCATTTTTTATTATGTAGAACCCTTTGTCATCCTCTTTATATATGGCAAAAAAATCAACATATATCAATTCGTAAGGTTGCCCGGTGTTTCTTAATTTTAATTGTTCACTATATTTATTATTTATAGTTTTTAATCTTTTATCACCAATATATTTGATTTGTATTTTATATACTAATCCATTTTTTTCTAAAATACAATCGTAAGGTGATGAATTTAACAAAGGCATTGAAACCTTAAAACCATATTGCATGGCGGTTGCACAAAAAAGATATTCGGCAAAACAACCCTGTTGGTTATGGTTCACAAATGTAAGTTAAAAAAAAAACCGGCTAACTTAATAACCGGTTTTCAACATACACCCATCAAAACAAATAACTATAATTCTAAATCAAAAAAAAGTGGGTGTGTGTACAATATGCCAAATTTTATCTAATAATTTAAAAACTCTTAATTTTTGTGTAGCCGGTAATCTTTGCCATGCAACCGGATCAATTATGCTTTGGACACTATCATCAATTGATAGCATTTTATTTTCTTTTGTTCTTAAATTATTGTTCATTACTATAAACAGATATTGCTAATACAACTAAAAAAGTGGTTGTTAAAAAGTCATTATATAAATAGATTGATCTTAAAGCAAAACCAAACAAAATGGTTATTAAAAAAAATCTTATATAACTTTTGTTATCACTCATTATCCTTAGTTATTTCAATTAAACCTTTTGAGTAGTTTTTAAATAAATTATTAAATACAGCTCTTTCATTTTTTCTTTGCCTTTTAGATTTATTTAAATTGTGTAAAAATTTATCCCTATTTGCCATGATTAAATTTTAATAGTTAAAAGCATTATTATAAAAGCCATTATTATATGATAGCTAATAAGCCATAACCAATTGAATGGATTTTGTTTTAAGAATTTTTTATATATACTAAACATATTCGATTTGTTTTTTATTTGATTTTAGTTTATGGATTACAATTTCCAACATTAATATTTCTTTGATTAAATCCAACATCTCTTGCGGTTTTAAATGTAACCTCTTTTTTATTTTGCCAATATAATTATCCTTTGAACTATATGGAGCGGAATAACAAGAATTAATAATAATAAATTGAATTAATCTCTTTTTATAATCATCAAAATACTCAATGTCATTATTTAGGTTTTCAATAAATTCTGTTTCGATGTTCATTTTGTTTTTTTAAAAAGGGGGTTTTTACACCCCCATTGTTTTTATAATTGTCTTTCAGTTACTACTAATCTTTTGAAATCACTACATGCTTCTTTAATTTTTTCATATAATTCGTAACCATAATCATTAGTAGCTGTGCTGTAAAATATCCAACCATCATAAGTTTTTTCACATCCTAATTGTCTTTTTAATATCAAATCAGAATAAAT